GTAATCGACTCCGCTATCAAAACAAGGAGAAATACAGAATGTCATTATTTGCGATAGATTTCAGGAGAGATATTTCGATAGAAGACGAAACAATTACCATCCAAAAATTATCTCTTGGAGATCAGGTAGAAATAGCCAAGAAGGTAAGGGTAGATGATGTTGAGGGAAGCGTTATGATATTATCAGCATCCATAAAGGCATGGTCGCTCAAGGGATCTGATGGTAATTTACTACCAATAAACCGAGATAACATTCTAAAGATTAGAATGGAATTAATAGCAAAAATTACAGAGGAAGTGTATAAATTTAACAACCTTAATCCCGACCAACTAAAAAACTTATAAGGGCGGTTAAGACTTCACTGTCAGGTGCATCAGTTAAAGAACCGCCCCCCATCCTATTTATTTACCAATTCTGTAAAGAGTTTGGTTGGACCATAAACCAAGTATTAGAACAACCCGCAGAATACCTTTACCAATTCCAGGTGATAATTAATGAAATACATGAGCATCAAGAAAGAGAATATAAAAAAGCACAATCTAAAGCGAGATGATATAAGTGGCATCTGATATAAATATTACCCTAAGTGTAAGCGCTAAAGGTATAGATACCGCAATAGCAAAAGTTGCTGGACTTGGTAAAAGCATAGACGATCTTTCTAAGAAAGAAAAATTAGCAGTTCAAAGAATGATTTCAAAACTTCCCATATCCGCGGCTAACGTTATTGGTGAGAAGGGTGGAACTCCATATGGTACTCAAACTAAATTTCAAACCCAACCCCCGCATGGTGGTTTATTATATCAACAAATATATGGACAAAATTTAGATAATCTGCCTACCGTAGATCAGAAAAGATTAGATGCCATTGCAAAAGATTTTGATAAAGGATATGGTAAAGCCTTAGAGAAGGCATTAGTTGGTGGGACTGCGGATAATTTCTTAAAATCTAGACAACAGTATTATGCTGGCATGATTGTAAGCAAAATCGGTTATGCATTACAAACCGCTGGAGCAACTATCGTAGCGGGACTTGGTTTGTCTATTAAAGCCTTTGGAGACTTTGAACAGGCAATGCGAAATACTCAATCTGTTACTGATGCTACCGCAAATCAGTTAGCTAGAATGGGTAGTATAGCAAAAGAGTTGTCCCAACGTTTATCTTTTTCTTCGTCCGAGGTTGCTGGAGCAATGTATTATTTAGGAAGTGCTGGATACGAAGCGGAAGAAATAATAAAGTCTATTATACCAATTTCTGAATTAGCCCAGGGCACACAATCAGATTTGGCTAGTACCACAGAATTTTTAGCTACTACAATGGCAGCATTTAATATAGATGCTAGTAGGGCCGGAGAGGTAGCCAATATAATGGCTGCTTCCATATCGCATACACAGACTACTATGGTAAAACTACGCACAGCTATGTCATATATCGGTCCCGAAGCATCGGCGATGGGGCTTGGCTTAGAAGAGATGGTAGCAATTATGGGTGCTGCGGCGGATGTAGGTATGAGAGCATCCCAGATGGGTACTTATTTAAGACAAGTAATACAAAGATTAGTAAAACCATCTAGAGATTTTTCTATAGAACTTTCTAGGGTAGGGTTAACTCTTAAAGATGTAATGCCTAGTGCAACCAATAGTGTTGTAGATATTTTAGAAAAACTTAATCAAAAAGGTATTAATGGCAGTAGGGTAATGGCATTGTTTGGAGTAAGGGCTGGAGAATTAGCGCAGGTTATACAAAAATTAGGTCCACAGGGTATGGAGAGATATTTTAAACATCTTACAGATACTAGTGCCTTGAGTAGGATAGTTGCAATACAAACTGATAGTTTGAATGTATCTTTTCAAAAGTTATGGCATAGTGTAACCAATCTTGGTATAGCTATGGGAGAAAAATTAAGACCTCATGTTAATTATATCATAATAGCCTTCCAAAATATTGCTATGGCAATAGAACGATTTATATCGGGAGGTTCGGCTTTAAGGTCTACTTTAGTAATGCTAATTCCTACGGTAGCGGCACTGTTTGCTTTAATTAGTGGGTTTACATTGTCCCTAGTTGGTCCATTCATAAGTGGATTGATTGGGATAGTAAAGATTACTGAAGTTTTAAGTTTAGCCATGAAGGGAATAGGTATTTCTTTTGGTATCATGTTAAGGTGGGCTAGCACTGCTACTATTGTAATATTAGCACTAGGCGCTGCGTTTGTATATCTTGCTAATAAAATGGGAGAAGCTAATAGAGTATCTCGTGAAAATAAAACTAATCTAGCTATTTATACACAGGAATATATAAAACTGGCATCCAACGTAAATAGAACTGCCACAGAAGAAGAAAGACTGTCTCTAGTTAAGAAACAGATCATAGCTTTATATCCCCAGGCCGTAGCATTTATCAATGATGAAAATAAGGCTATAACCGAATTAACTAAGTCATATCAAAATTTAAATGAACAAACATTTGGTAAGGTAAAGGATGAGGCGAAGGCAGCTACTCTATCCAAATTAGATCTTAGATATAAAATCATAGAAGAGAAAAATAGGATTAATAAAATAAGCGCAAAGTTAACTGGATCTGAATTGTGGGATTCGGAAAATAATAAAAAGATAAAAGAACATAAGAATGTTCTGGCTGGTTTGGAAGTAAAATATGTTGAGGCAGAAAAAACTTTATTAAATTTTAGAGAGGCATCTAAAATATATTACAGCGATATGGAGGCGTCTAAAAAAAGAACAGCCTTGGGGAAATTAATCAAACCAGAAGATGAGGCAGATTTTGCAACAGCTCTTGGATCTGTGCAAAACCAATATGATCAATTTATCTTAAAAATGGATGATGATTATCAGGAAGCATACGCTAGAAGAAATTATATGGCAGTTAATTATGAACAAAAACGTTCTAAGGCACTTGAGGCAAGTTATATAAGAGAACGCGACCTAAATCAAGCTAAGGCCAATGGATTGATTGCTACCGATGACGAATTAAATAAAAAATTATTAGAGTCTAGATATATCTTGGATGCAGAGTTGGAAGAATTAAATAGAAACCGTTATTTTGATTTTACCATGACCGACAAAGAGATAGCTAACTCTTTCGCAGATACTATTTATGATATGGTCAAGGGTATTAAGACCTGGGAAGACGTATGGCAATCAGTATTAGACCAATCACTTAAATACTTTATACAGGGCTTTGTAAATCAGGTTATGTCTGCGTGGGGTGGCATGATTGCCCAAATGATTAACTCTGGTATAGGTGTTATAGGCGGTGGAGATAGTTCATTTTGGGGTCAGGCATTTAAATGGATGGGTGCAATTGGTGGGGCATCTAGTATGGGTGCTGGTGGTGCTAGTGGAATGGTTGGAGCATCAGCTACCGCAAGTGGTGTTGGTGCTAATTTTGCTCCGCAGTATGCTGCTTCGGGTGGAATTGTAAAAAGTCCTACATTGGCCATGGTGGGCGAGGCTGGACCAGAAGCGATAATACCACTAGACCAATATAACAATCGTAATCAAACCCTAACAATAGTAAACGTTATAGATCCAAGTTTTGTACCATCAGTGTTATCTAAAAATCCAGATACAGTAATAAATATAATCAGTGGGGATATAATGAATTCTGGAGTTACTAGAAAAGTTATCAGGAGGTATTCGAAATAAATGCCAACGTTTCCCAGTAACTTAATACCTCAATTTCCAATTAACGAGGCTACGGTATATAACACTTTAAAAACAGATATACCATACGGCCCATCGCTTAGAAGACGCAAGTGGAGTTCTAATGTTAAAAAAAGAATGTTTGACTTAAAATTTCACGCCATGCCCAAGAAGGAAATGCAACTGTTGATATCATTCTATGTATCCATGTCTGGTACATTGACTTCTTTTACCTGGGTTCATCCAGAAACATCTACTAGTTATACGGTAAGATTTTCAAATGATAGTTTAAGCATGGAAGAAATAGGAGAAGATGCTTTTGATGTTAGTGTAGGTTTTTTGGAGGTACTGTAGATGGGAAAAATTATAGAATTGGTGAAGAAATGATTTCGCAATTTTCTTATGATCCTAGTTATACATATTCTGAAGATATATCGTATCCAGTAGAAACAATAAACTATGAGTCAGGTAAAGAAACAAGATTATTGAGAGGTGTAATACAGAGATCCTTTAATCTACATTATGAGGCAGTGACTACAGCCACTAAGGATAATATACTAACATTTTTTACATCTCAGGAAGGTGGTCGAGGTTCTTTCTATTGGATTAACCCAAACGACAGTATTACATATGAAGTATATTTTTTAGAAGATACACTAAATTATAGTGAAGTGGATTACGGATATTGGGATATAGATTTTAAGTTTGTACAAAAGTTATAGGAGGTACTTAAAAAATAAATGGCTAGAGATTTAACTGATAATTTAGATACTGCGGTTGCGGCACCAGCCCAGTCTCCTATTAATTTATATATAGTATTTCTTGATGACTATACTCTTTATTTAACGGGATATCCTACAGATATTAATTTCTTTAGTTGGAATTCCACATTAGATGAAATTAGTTCTTCTCCACAAACCTATAATGCCCTTGCTATATCTCATGAAGATATAAGGACTAGTGCTGATACCAAAATAGATCAAGTTACGGTTAAATTAGATAACATCAATAGATTGATGGGTAGTTATATTGCTACATATGAGTTTCGTGGCAGAAGAATGATTATACTTAGAGTCTATAAGGACTACCTAACAAATTATCAGGATTGTGTGGTACTATTTGATGGCCTGATGGATAATCCCATTATAAGTGAAACCGCCATGCAGGTAACTCTTAAGCCAAGAATAGGAACTCTTAGTCTGTATACTCCTAGAAGATTGTATGATGTAGCCTGTAATTGGAGATTCGGATCTACGGAATGTGGATATAATAGAGTTGCATCAGGTGTTAGTGGAGTCATGATCACTAGTGGTACCACAACGTGGCTTGGAACAATAGCATATGTTTCTCCTAGTGGCATCTATCAAACTGATGATTATTGGAAATATGGTAGTATAGAACTAGTCAATACTGGAGCCACTGCGGGAGAGAAGCGTCAAGTCACAGCATCTAGTGGAGTTAAGATATTTTTAGATTACGCATTAAGCAGTGGTGTGGATACTGGGACTAAATTATTATTACATTGTGATGGAGTGGATGGATCGACTACATTTACTGATGAGACTCAAAAGGTAGTAACCGTGGAAGATAGTTATGATCCATTTACTAAACTATTATTGCATTGTGATGGTACATCTGGCACAACGACGTTTACAGACGAGGTTGGTAATGCTGTAAGTAATACAGAAAAATTTGATTCTTATACTAAACTATTAATTCACTTTGATGGTACGTCTGGTACTAATACCTATACAGCAGAAACAGGTCAAGTTGTAACTTTTGTAAATGCTGCCTGTCTAGATGATCATGATAAGAAGTTTGGTACAACTTCATTATATTGTGATGGAGCCGGGGGGTGGGGAGGTGGTTATGTCACTGTACCAGAATCGACAAACTTTGACTTTGGTACAGAAGCATTTACTATAGATTTCTGGGCCTACAAGACCGCCTCCGATGATAAACTATTATTTAATTTATCAGCTGATCCTCCTGAGGCTGGACAGATATATCTAAACCTATGGCCAGCTGGTACTAGGGCGGTATTCCTGTTTCTGAAAATGAATGGCATCATTTTGCTATGGTAAGAAGTGGCACTACTTTTTACACATTTGTTGATGGAGCTAAACAGTCCCCATCACAAACATCCTCTGTATCTTGCAACACTTCTGGCGTATTATATATAGGTGTTGGGGCTGGTTATAATTTTACTGGTTACATAGATGAGTTTAGGGTATCTAAGGGTATAGCTCGATGGGTGGATGACTTTACCGTGCCAAACGATGAATATGGACAGGTTGTAATAGCTAACTCTCAGAAGAAATTTGGTACGGGTAGTGCTTACTTCAATGGGGATGGACCGTGTTTAACTGTGCCTGCCAGTAATGAATGGGCATTTGGAACAGATAACTTTACCTTAGAGTGTTGGGTAAAATTTAGTTCCATAGCAACTGACGAATGTTTGATTGAGTGTAATACTGATGCATCAAACAATTGTTGGCACTTTCGATATGATGGAATAAATAAAGAATTAATTATATATCGATACACAGGTTCTGTTTTTACAATCTCAGTAAGTACGCCATTTAATCCTTCGACTAATGCATGGTATCATCTCGCAGTAGAAAGAAAGGCCCTAAATAATAATAGTAGTGATATAGCATTTTTTATAGATGGAGTAATGAAAACTGGGACTGATTTAACCCTAGAGGCTGGAGCCTGGAATGGGACTTTCACACCATTAGTAACAAGTCTACTTAGAATCGGAGATAATTTTTCTGGCGCTACCCCACTCGTTGGTTGGATAGACGAACTTCGTATTTCCAAAGGAATAGCTCGCTGGACAACTAATTTTACACCGCCTAATTCTGAATATAAAGATATGGATATTTTAGATAGTTCTACTAAGTTATTAATACACTTCAATGGTGCTGATGGTTCTATGGCAAATTATACCGCAGAAACAGGTCAGGTTGTGAGTATGGGTACCACGTTAGGCAATACAGCGCAACTCGATACTACGCAAAAGAAATTTGGTACGGCTTCTCTATTATTGGCATCGGGAGATTATGTAAGTATTCCAGATAGTGACAACTGGACTTATGGAACGGGAGATTTCACAATAGACTACTGGGTGATGATGGATGATTTGCCAGGTGTAGGAACATATCAAGTTTTGTATTATCACAATAATGGTGTTGATAAAGCAGTTAAGTCCGATATACTTAATAATTTAGGGACTTATCAACTTAGATTTCAGACTGCTCCAGACGTATGTAATGTAGTCGCTACGATAACTCCTTCTCCTTCAGCTGATACTTGGTATCATATAGCTTATGTAGTTCATAGTTCCAGGGCTTATGTGTATTGGAATGGGACGTTACTAAATGCTGGCGGTACTGCTACTGGAGATTTTCCAGATGTTGACGCTGTTTTGAAATTTGGTTTAAATGGCGTTGCGGGAGTAACGACTTGGATAGATGAAATCCGTATTACAAACGGAGCAGCACTTTGGACAGAAAATTTTGTACCTCCCTCCGCACCGTATGGAGAGTTAATGCATATATCTACTGACCAGAAAAAATACGGCACTGGTTCAGCTCTATTTAATGGATTACATAGCACCCTATCTGCTCCCGATAGGGGAGATTGGGATATTAATACTGGAGATTATACCATAGATACGTGGGCGAGATTTAACTCAATACCACCCTCTGGAACTAAGCAGGTATTAGCTAGCCAATATTCTTCAGGAACTCACTTTTGGGAATATAGTATTTTAAATAATGCAGGTATCTATCAGTCTCAATTCTTATTTTATAGTGGAACGACACAAACCATTGCTGCCAACATGTCTGGTTTAGCTACAGATACGTGGTATCATTTAGCCATGTCTAAATCTGGAGATGATTATTACTTCTTCCAAAATGGTATTCAGGTTGGTAGTGAACAAACTAATACTAGAAGCGTTGACCCAGTTGGTGGAGAATTAATGATAGGCGCATTAAACCATACTAGTGTTTTCGATGGATATCTTGATGAGGTTAGAATTACAAAAGGATCTGCACGATGGACTGACAATTTTACTCCTCCCGCTTCTGCGATAGGAGCATTACCGTCTTTCAATATTCAACGAGGTTGCGATAAGACACATATTTGGTGTAGCGGTTTAAGTAATTTAATTAATTTTGGTGGATTTAACACGGTTCCTGAGGAAATGGTAATTCGATGAGTCATTGGTCAGAAAAATATCTAGGTATAAAATATAAATGGGGATCTAAGAAGTTATCTGAAGGTTCTGACTGTCTTAGACTCGTAGAGGCAGTTCTAAAAAATGAGAAACATTACATCATTAAAGAAGATGACGTAAAAGAGGATTGGTATAAAGACCATCCATCCATATTGATAGACAGGGCTGTTAGACACGGAAAACTTATTACTGGAATTAATAATTTAAGAGAATTTGATGTTGTATTTTTCAAGTTAGAAGGTTGCGTTGACCACGTGGGAATTATGACTGATAATTATGGACGCTTTCTTCATCAAATGATAAAACGACCATCTAGGATAGAAAGTATATCCAAACCTATCTGGAGAGATAAGTTTTTTACAGGAATTCGGGTGACATTTAATTGAACGAACTAGAGATTAAACAAGAAGTATTGGATGCGTTAAAGAACGATAAGGTAGGAAGATCTACTGGGGAAGGTATTGGCGCTGGATTAGGAGCCATAATTGGTATTGCCATGGCATTCTCTAGTTTGATTCCTGGGGTAGGATTGTTTTGGGCCGCGGCGACAATTATTATGGGTATGTTGTATGGTATGGCTGTTGGTGCTGCCATAGGTGGTTTAATAGATCCTCCCAAAATAAAGAATCCAGAGTTTGGTAATTCTTCCACATCACCAAGATACGGTTTTGGTCCATTACAGACCATGTCTAGTAATGAATTACCGGTACCTATCTTATATGGTCAAGTTAAGATAGCTGGAAATAATATATACCAATCTGACCCGGCTACTACAGTTTATAGATGTTTAGGTTTATGTGAGGGAGAAATAAACGCCGTTAATGACGTCAGGATTAACGATATACCAATAACCGAACTATCAGGTTGTAGCTATACGGCTTATATGGGCACATCTACCCAGACCGTAGATTCAAGATTTAGTTCTTATGTAGATGGATTAAGATATACTGCATATTTAGCCATGACTCTTACTGCATCAGATAAACTTGCTGGAGGGTTGCCAAATATAACATGCGTTGTAGATGGTATGAAAGTCAGTACTTGGAATGGAAGTGTATGGTCAACCGTTAAAACATATTCCAATAATCCGGCAGCCTGTGTAAGGGATTTTTTAACTAGTACAAGATACGGAGTTGGACTACCAGAAAGTTCTATAGACAGTAGTAGTTTTGGTGAAGTTTATGATTGGTGTAATGGTCAGGTTCCCAAGGTTGGTTTTAATGAATACGAGAATAGAGCTACGCTTAATTATGTAATAGATGGTAGACAATCAGCCATAGATGTATTACAGGATATGTTAGTTAATTTCAGTGGCTTCCTAGTCTTTAGCGGTAACAAGATTAAATTGAGGGTGGAAAGTATAACTACGGTTACTCAGTCTTTTAATGAAGATACTATAATCGCAGGATCTCTTTCTTATGCTAAGGCCTCTAAGGATGATTTACCTAATAGGGTAAGATTGCAATATATAGATCCAAATTATAATTGGACTAAAATATTTGTTGAATATAATGATATCGTAGATCAAGAGGCTAGGATAGATCTTAATATGGGAGAATCCATTGTTAATCAGGAAATTTCTGCGTATGGTACAACTGGATTTAGTCAGGCTTCTAGATTTGCTAGAACGTATTTATATCTATCTAAACTATGCGGTACTTATATAACTTTTCAGGTTGGTCCTGGGGCATTATCTGCCGAAGTAGGAGATACTATTAACGTAACCCACTCTTTACCTGGATGGACTAATAAACCTTTTAGAATCTTATCCATACAGCATTCCAATAAAGATACTTTGCAGTTATATGCTAGAGAATATAATTCCACTATATATTCTGATGATTCTAGTCAAGGTATATTAGTTCCAGATTATGGAAGTACTACATCAGAATTTGATCAGCCAAATAATCCTAGTGCGTTAACAACATCAGAGGGTGGTTATATCAATAAGAGTGGCAACTATACTACTACGTTATTGTTCGGTTGGACCGTTCCAAACGATACTGCATTTATATCACATTATTTTATAGAATATTCCAAAGATAGTGGAGATTACTATTCAGTTGGTACTACCTCTGGAACGAGTATAGTATTAGATAATGCCACTGAGGGATCTGGGTATCGGTTTAGAGTTAAGTCTGTAACATATAAAGGACTATACTCTACTGGTATTGTATCATCTTCTTATACAGCATTAGGTAAATCTGCTCCGCCATCTAATGTAACTAATTTCTCTGTATCATTTACCACTGATTCTCTATTATTTTCTTGGACTGCGGTTGCCGATGCTGATTTATATGGATATGAGATAAGGAAGGGCTCTGATTGGAATACCGCATCTTTAGTAGATACTGGAATAACTAATACTCGATATTTATATAGACCAGTTTCTGTTGGCACTCATACATATAAAATTAAGGCAATCGATACATCGGGTAATTATTCATCAACGGAAGATACTGACACTATTACGATTACTACTGCTCCAGATACTAATATTACTATCGATGATTATATTAGTAACGAAATACAACTACGACAAGATTTAACTCTAGGAACGGTTGGTGGAGAGTGTAGTGTAGAATATACCAATGGATACGATAGTTCTTACAATAGAGAGACTTTATGTCTTAGAACAGTTAGTACTTTTGGGGACTACGAAACTCAGAGTAAGACATATAATGAGATGCAATCAGAAATAATAGGATCTCCAATCGTAAATAAGGGAATTGCTTCTTATATCTCGTCTGTTCATGATTTGGGAGCTATTTATAATGCGTTAACAACACTAACCCTAATCACATCTAATACTAGCGGGGTAACTTATACCACAGATATTAAAACATCTTTGGACAATATTACCTGGGGTGACTGGGAGACGTGGGATAATACTCAATATTATAGTGTAAGATATTATCAAATAAGGATTATTTTTTATACTACCAGCACTACACAGAATTTCTTTATTTATGACATATTATTCAGTGTTGATGTTCCAGATGTATGGGCAACAGATGGTGGCGGTGGAATTAATATAGAAGTAGGCGGAACTACTATAAGTTATCAGAGAACGTTTTCAGCAGTTCCTAGAAGTTTAATAGTTACTACGGTAGATAAATCCTCAAGCGTGGTAGCAGTGGTATCGTCACAAACTACTACTAATTTTGTATGCACTCTATATGACTCTACCAATACTTCCGTAACTGGAAAGATTAATTACTTTGCAAAAGGTTATTAGGAGTTACTATGTCTAAGATTTACAAGTGTAATAATTGTAATGGTTCTGGAGAAAAAGATAAAAAGATATGTACTGTATGTAAGGGTAAGGGACATTTAATCAAGAAGGGGTAAGATAAACGATGGCAAAGTGCACACATGATGAAACATTCCCAGTATCTGGGTCTAGTTTTAGCGTAGCAAATTTTAATAATGCCTTCAATTCGGTATTTCAGGGGGATATAGCTCCATTGAGACCTAGGGCTAGTGATGTTCCAGGAATGTCTATTGTAATTGCAGCTAGTGAGGCACAGGGATATTATAGACAGACATATTCTGGTTATGATAGTTATAATGTTTCTACCTCTGGAGTTGTAACTTTCACTGCCCCGTCTTCCAATCCTAGGATAGATTTAGTTCATACTAGTGGAACGAATGGAATAATTGCGATACAGGGATCTGAGGCTGTATCTCCAGTTATTCCTTTTATGCCTAGTGGTTTGGGTTATATACCAGTATGCGCGGTATATCACAAAACTACAGAAACTAAGATTGTAGATTATGAAGATCAGGCATCAAATCCTGATGAGGGATATATATATAGAGATTTAAGACCAGTTGTAAGTGTTCCAACTAGCACTGCTACTAAGGCAGTCGTTTGGTATATAGATGGGACCGTAAGTACTGGCGCTGGTCAAAGTGCTAAAGTAAGAATACCATATAATGGAACAATATCTAGGGTAGATTTAACTGTCGATACCGCCCCTACTGGCGCAGCAATATTAATAGATATTAATAAGGGTACTTCATCAACGAATGGAACAACAATTTGGTCTACTCAGGCTAATAGAGCTACCATTATAGCATCTGCTACTAATGGAAACACGACTACATTTAATACTACAACAATAACTTCCGGAGACTGGGTATCATTAGATATAGATCAAGTTGGAAGTACTATTGCTGGATCAGACCTAACTGTTATTATGACAATTTCGTAAGGAGAGAATATGATAAATGTATGTCGTTCAGCATCAACAACATTTGCATTTTCTGGATATACTGGGTCATTTACCGGATCTCCTTACTCTAATGCCTATGATGGTGATCTTGGTACTTATAGTGGATATTACTATATAGAACGTGGTGGTAACGGATATTTCTATAATGGTGACTATTCTTACTGGACATGGACATTCCCAGCTAGAAATTTAACCAAGATAGCGTGGAAATTATACGTTTATGCCCAGGCAACCTCAGGAGCATCAGAAAATACAGCGGGATATGGCGTGTATATAGCTGTTACCCATTCTGGTGGAGTTACCGCTTTGGTTGATACTGGAAATATTACAACTGGTGGTGGCGGCACAGTATACTATGTGGATAACAATAATTACATTGAAAATACTACGGGATGGACTGGGGCAACTCAGATACAATGTAGGTTGTGGGGTAAGGCGAAGAGGGTAGATGCGGGAGCTGGGGGAGGAGACGAGTGGTTGTATCATTATGTTTATGAAGTGGAGGGGTGGGGGGCAGGAAGTAGTTTTGCTACTATAATATGAAATATCTAATACCATTTGTGTCGGCATTTGCATACAGAATGGGTGGTACCGACCAGTGGAAGTGGTGTTTTCTTAACCAGAAAATATGGAGGATGTTTATAGGGATACCTATATCCTTTCTGATATGGGGCCACTGGGTGCAGATGGGTCTAGTGATACTTGCTTACGCTACCATCCCGTTTATCTTCAAGTATGGAGAGAAATCATGGTTAAATTTTTTGGGCGAATATGGAAAGTTTTTTGTATCGGGATTAAGTTTTGGGGCGTGCTCATTTATAGTTTTACCCTTATGGTTTGCTGTATCGCAGACTATACTTTCAGGTATATCTTTCTTGGCGATAAAATGGCTTGATGATAAGAATATTGTGAAAAATCCTTGGGTAGAGTTACTCAGGGGATTTATGGGAACATTATTTTACTTATGTAAAGGTACTATTTTCTAAAGCTGGAGAAATAATTAATGGAGATTAAACGCAAAGATAATTACGAAGTTCGTCAATGTTCTAATAAAGACTATTGTGTATACAGAAGTTACTTCGGGAAAAACTGCATAGTACCGAGGAGAATTATGTGGTATACTTGCAGGTTTAGAATACAAAATAAGGAGCCTGTCAATGGATTCGCTAAAACCGTATGAATTAACTGAAGATTTTATAAGTAGAGATTTGAATAAGCGTGAAGGGGATTATATCACTAAACTTATTAAACATATAAACCTTCTAACTGAGAAGGTAAATGAACTTGAGAAGACATCAAAGGCGTGCTGCGAAACAACTACAATATAAGGGGGGGAATATATGGACATAAATGCATTAGTTGCTCAATATAAATGGATAGTGGATATTATAGCTTATCTTTGTCTTATTGGTAGTGCTATAGTAAAGGTTACACCTACCCTGAAGGACGATAACTTCTTATTGCCGGTGATCCAGTTTATAGGTAAGTGGATAGCGCTAGAGAAGTATGGACCGACTGAGCGCCCAAAGTAGCGTTGACGTGGCGCGGTAGTTTATTTATATGGGCGCTACGTCATAGAACGGTAGGAGCCTTTTTATTAAACCATTTTAGGGTGGGTAAATTTAGAACACCTGATAATATAGATAGAAATGGCAATATAATAAGAGGCGTTGAATATACAGGTTTTAAAATTTCTTGGAAATGGTAGGGGTGGTGATATAATGGACGCTATTTTGAAAGCATTAGGAGACGTTTGGAATGCTGCGGCTGCGACTCCCGCTGGAATTTATATCAGCAATGTCATACACGCGGTATTACCGTGTCTTAAATAGTAATTGGCAAGATGGATAGAAAAGGCCTCCAGGCTAGTACTGGAGGCCTTTTTCTACGGGAGACAATCCTTATATTTCTTTTGCCTTACCTTTAAAACCACATCCCATCCACTTATGCCTGTATACATGATCTTTGGGACTATGCCATGTTGGGTGTTTACAGGCAGGACATATCTTTACTTCATAGGCACCGCATGTTCTACATTCCTGTATTCTTGGTACTAACCAGTAGGCAGAAGTAAATTTTTGACTAATAAAACGTTTATATTCCTTGGAATTAGTATCTAGTGGTAGGGCGGCCTGACAAAATGGACATACCTCCCAAGGACTAATATATGGTTTCTTAATCTTCTTTTTCTTTTTATTTTTCTTTGGTATCTCACCATTAACTTCTTTATCCAAATCTCTAAGACTTAGCTTTTGGTTCATTTTCAACTCCTAACCAGTTACGATACGATTCTTCCCACTCGTTATTTTCTATCTTTCTTAACATAATAAAGTATTCAGGGTAGGAATGCGTGAGTTTAGCATAGACTTTTTCTAGGTAGTGTTTGGCAGAATCCCATCCATGCATTCTAGAAACTACTAATGTACTAAATGCCAAATACATCATACCTTGTTGCATGGTATCTATCAAGAATTGATTTTTTGCGTGCGATGCAGTTGGTATCTCATGTCCATCTGGACCATAAAGTGACATGTTTGCGCCTCCATTCGAAGTCTTGTTTGGCACTTTCTATTTCTAATAACAGAAATTTAATAAATTTATTGCAGGATCTAAACTCTTTTTCTAAGTTCATGTACTGCTCCAACGCCCTTCTCCGAGACATCCTAGAATATCTTACCATAGTGTTTAAATACATGTTCTTATGTAAAAGTAACTCAGGTGTTTGTTTCATTAATATATAATTCCGACGTCTTGGTGTTGATTGAATAATGCTCATGTGGATCTAGTCCGTATTTCTTATAAATATTATCCCATATCATCTGTTTTACTATATTGTTATTGTTGTGTAATCGTAACAATGTGGGGGATTGGTATTTTCTTTTTTTTAAAAGCCTAGAGATATTAATTAATTTTTCTTCCGTATGTCTTAATTTTTCTACGTCTCTTTTATCTAGGAAGTATCTTAGCCTACCACTATTTGTGGCTAAAATCTTCATTTTGTCTAATCCCATATATCATCTCACAAACCCTGATAAATACATCATCAGAAAGTTCTGGATCTATTTTATTAATATCTAGCCATTTTTCGAATGTGGGTATTAACTTATTATCATAATAGTTTACAAACCTACTAGCTATTTGAATAGACCTACTCATGTTATTGTTCCATTTCTTATTCTTCTAATAAACTTATTTAACATTCTCCCGGAGAAGTTAGTTGCCCTCTTCTCCTCTCCCCGCATCTCCCCTTCAAGGAAGAATCTATAATATATGTTATGTCTACGCCAATGAAAATACTCGTGAAATATTGTCTCTATTAATTTAATATTATCTGGCGTCTTGGTCCGTAATTTAGTAGCAGAGATATTGTTGGGGAATATGGTTATTTCATTAGTTTCCGTATTATACTGTCCGCCGCTTATTAATATTGAATTTGGGATTATGTGCCATAATAACACTTTCCAGAATGGTTCCCTAACATATGAATAATTTATCTTGGGTAATTCGGGAACTATCTGTCTGATCTTAGACTCTAGATTATCTACGTAGTCTTTCTTCACGGACTAATCCTCTCTCTATAAAGGTTACCGTCTCTTTGTTAAATTGTATATCAAACGTTAGCGGATATGGTCCATTTCTCTGTTTAATAATCTTAATGAAATAGTTTCCGCTTCCCTCTGGAGCATACATCAAATCCTTATCTGTCTTGGGTTCTAGGGCTATGGCTATATCTGCTTTCTGGATAATCTTAAAACTACCCGCTATGTGTTTCATAGAAACATGCTCATCGTAGGCTTCCCTGTTAAGTTGAGTAGCTATAATGATGGGTATCTTCAAATAACTAGCTAGGTGTTTTAATTGCTGCACCCACCTACCAAACGTGTCGTAGTCTGATTCTCCATGTTTGGATTGTTCGTCCGGTTCTATTTCCCCAAGATAATCTACAAAAGCTATCTTAATTCCATATTTAAGATAGTACTTTCTTATGATGGAGCATATTTTATATATGTCCTTGGAACTACCATCTGTAATAAATAGATTACCCTCAGAGATATCCTTGATGGCGTCTTGTGCCTTGAACCATTCCATTTCATTGGGGTAAACCCCAGTCTGTATATCTGTGTATGGTATTCCAGAGAGATAAGACACAAACCTCATACCGCTCGGTTCGATAGCCATTTCGGTTGATAATAATAAAGATGGTATTTTATTCTTTATTCCTATCTCGCAACACCACTGTGATATAAGACTGCTTTTACCTGCCCCCGTTATACCACATACAATAACAATTGTAGCTGGTTGTAGTCCACAGGTCTGTATATCTAGGTTAGTCTAGATAGTTCTTCAGATGATACTACATTAGTCTCTCGCTTGTCTGCCCTAATATTGAAGACTAAGTTCTCAGCCTTAACAAGAGTCTCCTCAATAGAAGAATCACTTTCTTCCTCGCCCAACTGCTTAATAGTATGACCTATCTTGGACAATTCTCTCTTTAGGTGGGCATCTTTGATTCTCTTGATATGGCTAGTCAGATCAATCGCACTAAGACTAACTACGGTGTTATATAAACCTGTAATTTCTTCTGGTTTTATATCTTCGACAGGAAACCTTTTCCTCATCTCTTCCACCATTACCACTAGGTCTATTTTAGCGCCTGAGTAAAATAGAGACCTAATGGTATGGAATATCATCTGATTCTTTGAATAATAGAAGTGATTCGGAGTTAAGGCATCTATGATGTTGGATCTTGCGGTATCATCTATCAACATCGCAGATATAACAATATTCTCGCTAGAAATCGACAAAGCTAATTACCTCTTTTGCTATCTAGGAATATGGTTATCATTAATGCCCTCAAGTCTTCGCTAGACCAACCCGCGTCTTTTACGGCCTTTATCATATTTACCGAAGATGGTAAGGTCATAAAGTCAGCAACTTCCCCTAGTATCTTAGATAAGGTTACTAGTGGCGCCTCTCTCTTAATTGGTTCTACGGCTTCTGTGGTTATATCCCTTAGCACAATAGCGCCTTCGGGAGGGATAACATCCAATATTAATTGAGTTTTATTCTTAGCATCCATATAGGATCTCAGTGACGCATTTTTAACCGATACTACCTTGCCCTTATTAGACTCTGGTAACTCAATACCATGAAGACTCATACCTATAGAGTCATCCCCATCATCCAAAACACAAAACTGGTTATTTTCTTTCTTTTTGGTTATGGGATTAAATCTTGTCTTTGGTTCATATATTAATTTTAAACTACCCCCAACCTCAATACCCTTTGCTCCTGGTTCTAAATTCTTAATATCTGCTATTGTCATACACTCTCCTTTATTGACCTAGGTTAACTTTCTTTTTATTAGCTAATACACTTGCCAAAGTTCCTTCAACTAGAAACTTTTTATCATTCTGCATAAAAATCTGCACATAGTCCTCTTCATTTTTAACAATTTCTTCCATCGTAGAAACATCTTCCAAGTTAATTAATAACCTTGGACTCAATTGTAACAAAGTTTGTCCTGGCATATTAAACCCCCGTTCCTAAGTGTCCCATGGCTGCTTTTTCAAACGCTATAATAGACTGCGCCATAGAACTATGACCCTCTATTATTCTCACAAGACCATCTACCCTATCCAACCAATACTCATAATCTTCAACTAAAGACTTTAAAAGAATTTCCCTATCAAACTCAGTCATCTCCTTTGTTTTCATGGGTTTGTAGGTATTCTCCGCCTGCCTATAAAGCATCTGCA